CATCAAGACCATTCAGACATAATTGACTTCGACACAGAAGATGAACAAGTAGAATGGCTACTAAGGGAGATACAGCGATGTAAGGATAACACCTTATACTTCTGTAATAAGTATGGATATATCAAAGAGGATAGGTCTGAGAACGGTATGCTTCCATATAAAGCCTGGGATGCTCAGAAGGTACTTCTATTCCTATTCGACTGTGGGTATTCATTAATGATTGGTAAGGCACGACAGATTGGTTTTACTACTACGATGTGTCTAGCAGGAATGAAGCGAGTAAACTTCAATAAATCCTACTTCATTAAATTTGTTACGCACTCCAAAGATAAAGGTGTGGAGATCTTTAGGGATAAGGTGAAATGGACATATACTAAGCTACCTGATGTTATCGCTCAGGAGGTAAAGAACTGGACGGACCAAGTAATGTCATTTGACAAGAAAGGAGATAAGAAAGGTAGAGAGGATGGGGGTGCATCACGCTTCCAGGTAGATACTCCAGCTGTAGATGCTATCAATGGTGGATCTCCATCAGCGGTATTCATTGATGAGATTGGTTTATTTGAGATATTCGGTGAGATGATGCGTGAAGGTAGACCTGCCTTATTTAAGTACAATCCTGATACTGGTAAGATGACTATGCAGCAACAGTTCTTAGCATGGGGTACAGGTGGAGAGATGGATAAGGGAGGCTCTGTATTTGAGTCTGAGTTCAAGATGTGTCTAAAACAATGGAAAGAAAAAAACTACGATTATGGTATTATACCTCTATTCTTTAATGCTTACGCAAGGCGAGGTGTTAATGATGCTCACATTAATAATGAGAGAAAGGCTTATTTAGCACTTGAAGGGACAAAGAAAGGCGATGTAGCTAAGGTTCAGTTCCATCAGCATTATCCTATTACTATTGATGACATGTTCTTACGTAAATCACGTACTTTAGTACCTATTCATACCTGTAATCAGCGATTAAATGACATCTACGGCATGGATAAGCCACTAGATTACGGTTATTTTGAGCCTATACTAGATTTAAGTAGACCTACACCTGATTTATTGACTGAATTTAGGATCATAGGGGCTAAATGGGTGTCTACAGGGTCTAGGGAGGACGTGTCTACCTCTGCTGTAATCATACATCACCCTCCTTTAGGGGAGAAATGGAAGAATAGATGGTATCAAGGGACTGACCCCATCAACTCTGAGACAGGACACTCCATGATGTGTAGTGCTATATGGGATTCATTGACAAATTCTGTATCATCTGTAGTCTTCCACAGAGATAGGAAGTTTAAGCAAACATATCTACAGGTTCTGTTGCAGAGTTTATACTACGATCAGATAGGTAGAGGTGGTGTTAAGGAATTAGTGGAGAATAACATTGGAGATATGCATGTTGACTTCCAGGAGATACATGGGTTCAAGACTAAGTTTACGGCTAACGCACAGTTGCCAGAATACTTCCATACGCATGGAGGGAAATGGTTTGGTATATCCAATAAGGCTAATACAGCACCTAGGATAATGGCTAAGCTAGAGGAGATGCTTGAGGCATACGCTAATAACATTGATATTCCTTGGTTGTGGGAACAGTTAAAGACTTTTGTGGAGAAAGATTTAAAGAGTCAGACTAGTCATAGACAAACGAGGTATCAGGCAGCCGATCCACGATACGATTATGATGATGCTATATTCGCTATAACATTTGCTTATATAAATAGTATTGCTCACGCAAGATATGAACCAGAGAATGTTAAAACTGATGGTGGAATAACTAATGTTGAGATACGATTTGTGCAATCAAAAGAGACGAATTACAGAATGAAGAAGGCAAGAGTTGATAAAGCGACAGGTAAGATATTAAAAATACTCGATTAGAATTTATTGTATATTTGTAGAAATTTTAAATTAATAATATGAGTACTTTAAATGTAGATGAAATAAGATCGCAATCTTTTATAGGATCGCCAGTTGATGTTAACGGAATACCAGTAACATATAGCGCAACAACAGATTTTATTGGTATTGGTGAAAACGCTCTTCAAAACTGCTCTGGACCTGATAATGTTGCTATAGGTAAAAATTCTTTGGTTGCATTGACTACAGGGGATGATAACACAGCTTTAGGAGTGGGCGCATTACAATTAACAACTGGAACGAATAATACAGGATTAGGTAGAAACGCTGGGTCTACTAGTACTACTGGAACAAATAATATTTTTATAGGAACAGGATCTTCTGGTTCATCTGTTACTGCATCTGATGAGATTACACTAGGTAACTCTGCTCATACAGTGATCAGAGCTGCTGTGACATCTATTACTTCATTGTCTGATGCCAGAGATAAGAAAGACATTGAAGAATTGCCTGTAGGATTAGAGTTTGTAGAGAAATTAAAGCCTGTTAAGTTTGTTTGGAACGATAGAGAAGAAAAAGGAAAACACGATGTAGAGGACTTTGGATTTATCGCTCAAGACTTAAAGGCTACGCAAGAAGAATCAGAAGCTGGTTACTTGAAATTAGTATATGACGAGAATCCAGAAAAGCTAGAAGCATCTTACGGAAAATTATTACCTATATTAGTTAAAGCTATTCAAGAGTTATCAGCGGAAGTTAAACAATTAAAAAATAAATAAAATGCCAATACAACAATTATCAAATTACAGACGAGGTGGTTCTGTACTTGAGAGAAACGAACAATTAATGGTAACAGATATTGCTAATATCATAGCAGCTGTTAATGAAGGTGGAACAGGAGAAGTATTAGGAACTAGTATATGGGCTAATGGCTTTAGAGTTGTTGGATGTATAGCTGAGAATATCTTACTTCCTGAGAACGCTAATTTAGAATATACTGGACCTTTATCTATATGTGTAGGTGCTAGTATCACAGTTCCTGTAGGAACAACTTTAACAATCGTATAAACTTAAAAATTAAATAATATGCCAGTAGGATTAACAGTTTTAGATATAGAGACAAATGAGATTTCGTCTTTTTCAACAGGGGATGTAACAATACTAGACCCTTTAAAAGTAGATTCCGTACTTCCTAATACAGGAACAGTAGTAGATGTTAATGGAGTAGAAGTATCTTCAACTGGTGCGGACAATATAAACATCGGAACAAATTCTAATCAAGCGAATACTACTGGATATGAAAATATATCTATGGGAACGCAAACTTTAGAGAATGCTAGCACATCTTATAGGTGTATTGCTATAGGTCATCAAGCTATGCAGGCTTCTACATTTTCTATTAATGATGTTGCAATAGGATGGCAATCTTTAAATGCTATAGATAATTCTGATAATAATACCGCTATTGGTAATTTTACAATGCCTTATTTAACTACAGGTACTTTTAATACAGCTTTGGGCGGTAACGCAGGAGAACAAATAACAAGTGGAAACTATAATACATTTGTTGGAAGTGGTTCTGGACTTCAATTTATGACTGGAGGAGGAAATAATAATACAGCATTAGGTGTATCAAATGGAAATACTCTAGGAGGATCTCCAGTAGGAAATAACAATGTATTTTTAGGTGCAAATGCTTGTAACGGATATTCTGGAGGTGATAATAATGTATATGTTGGTGCTTATGATACTACTGTTCCATTTTATGTTGCTCAATCTGGAAGCAATAATGTTTTAATAGGTAAAAACGCTTTAAAAGCTACTCCAAGTGCTTCTAATTCTATTACTTTAGGTAATTCTGCGCATACAGTTATTAGAGCTGCTGTAACATCTATCACATCTCTTTCAGATTCTAGAGACAAAAAAGATGTTAAAGAACTAGGAGCTGGTTTAGAATTTGTAAAAGGTCTTAAACCTGTAGAATTTGTATGGGATGATCGTGATGAAGAAGGAAAGCATGACATCAAAGACTTTGGATTCATTGCTCAAGACTTGAAGAAATCTCAAGAGGATGCTGAATTAGCTGAGACATTAAAATTAGTTTACGAAGAGAACCCTGAGAAATTAGAGGCTTCTTACGGAAAACTTATTCCAATCTTAGTTAAAGCTATCCAGGATTTATCCGCTAAAGTTGAAGCATTAGAAGCTAAGAAAAAATAAACAATCAATTATAAACGAAGAAGCCTCCCTATAAAGGAGGCTTTTTTATTCTATAGGTAAAACGTATTGAGATATAATTACCTTGTTCTTGTCAAATCCTATTTCTTTATTCACCCAGATTATACCATCTTCAGAATCTATTTCTTTATTGTATTCACCTGCAATCTGAATGAACAATCTCATCTCCCTTTTGTTTAGTAGCTTATGGGATAAGCATTGGTATCTATGGAAATCATTGTATATACCTTTCTTAGCGTTATACCAATACAGGTGATATTCTGTTTTTCTTCTTTCATGTTCAAAAGCAGCAGACACAAATGACTTAGTAATAAAGTGATCTGTTTTATTATCTATTACCTGCTTGAGTTTATTACTCGAATAAGCTGAAGTTGTACTCATCTATTCTGTTGTTTAGCATTAGAGTAGATTCTGTATCAAAATACTTAGTTTCTATTATCTGATAAGAATCATTCTCTTCGTTAATCCAGCAAAGATATGATTTTCCAATTTTTAAACTAGTGTTTTTCTCAATT